AATATCTAGTATTTATATACGCATATTTCCAGGAATTTTTTTATGGCAAAAGACGCAAACGGTAACGACATACCAGAAGATCGCCCGGGCAATAGTAAAGCTCCGGATACAGCCGCCAAGCCAAAAACTACTGTCGATGATAAACCATTTACTAATTTTATTGATAAACTAACAGGACTTGGTCAAGCCGCTACTAATGCCGCGGCTGGCACTAAAATGTTAGGTGATAATGCTAAACCTGCGGCGGTAGCCTTAGGCGAATTTGCGGCTACTACAAATAGTATAACATTTGGTCTTGGAAATACAGTTAAAGATGCATTAGGTGTAATAGAAGATCAGCGTGTAAAAACTAATAAAGCTGGCGCATCTGGTTTAGGCGGAGGGGATCAAACTGGATTAGTATATCAAATGGCTCGTAGTCGAATGACTACAGATCAGTACATAGATATGATGAACAAGCAAAGTGTAGCTTTGCAAGGCCTTGGTAAAAATGCTAACGAATCTGGTAAGACACTTACGCAAATGACCGCTGAGACTAGAGATAGTCAATTAGGCAAGCAATTACAGGCTTACGGTATTACATTAGATTCTGAATACATGAAATTACAAGCCTTAGGATCTATGTATACTAAGGAAAGGCTAGATGATACTACAGAAGGACAAGCTAATAGAAAAAAATTAGGAGAAGCTAACGCCGAACTAGCAAAAGAATTACAATTATCTGCAAATGCCACCGGACGAAATCGTGGAGAAATAGAAGCAGAAATAGAAAGTAGATTAAAAGAAGGAAAATATTCAGCTGCCTTGCAAGGCATGAATGAAGATCAAAGAAAAAACTTTATTAGAACTCAAGCACAAGTATCTGTGTTTGGTAAAAGTGCAGAAGACTTAGCCGCAACTATTGCAATAGGCGGGAGAAAAACTGAAGAGCAACAAAATTATCTAATGTCAATGGGCCCTAAGGCCGCTAGAGAATTTGAGCGTGCCGCACAACTAAGTGCAAGTAAGGACGCAACTTCTAGAGAAGTTGGCCGTGCTATGATGAATAAGGCCTTAGCCGATGCTGCCGTATATAGACAAAATGATCCTCAGTTTAGAAGACAAATTGCCTTAGGCGGTCCACTTGCAGATACTTTTACAAAAGCGCAAGATGAAGATAGAATTAGTCAGCGTGTAGCACAAGTTTTACGCAATAGCAATGGTACACTTACCCCACAACAAGCTCTTGATCAAGTAAGAAGAGATGCACGATTTGAAAGAAGCGCACGAAATCCTAAAGAAGCAGTACAAATTGCCGCTAACGAAAATCAAGATCGAGGCGCCAAATCTGCCGAAGCACTAGCAAAAGGATTTGACGATGCGTTTGCAAAAGGCGCTGGCACCCAAGTAGCTAAAGCAATTGACAGTTATAGTACAGCAGTCTTTGGATCAGGTCAAGCCGCAGATAAAGCCACTAAGTATATCGATGGATTTATTAGAGCAATTACTGGCACTCCTACTCCTAAAACAACTCCACCTGTTCCTACTACCACAACAGATGGCAAACCAATACCATCTCCAAATAAAATGCCTACTAAGGAAGAAGGAGAAGCAGAACGTAAAGCCGCACAACCTAAAATAACACCTGCAACTCCTAATCCTAGTACGCAAATGCCGTCTGGAAATACAGTTACTCCCGCAGTAACAGCACCAGTAGTAGCACCTAATCCTAGTACGCAAATGCCGTCTAGTACTCCGGCAGCACCTGCGGTAACAGCACCTACAGCACCAAATCCTAGTACGCAAACAACTCCCCAAGTAGCTAAACCTACAGTATCTACTCCGTCAATGTCTAATCCAAGTACACAAATGCCATCATCGCCGAGTTGGTGGTCTACAAATATGCCAAGTTGGCTGGGCGGATCCGATAAACCTGTTAGCAGAGCAAATACTAGTTTAGGATCAGTTGGATCATTGCTTGAACAATTTAGTCCAAACGGCACTCCAGCGCTATTGCATAATGAAGAAGGTGTTATTAATCGTCAACAATTAGATAATTTAGCAAAGGGAGCAAAGAATTCTGGAGTAGAAGCAGGTTATAAAGAATTTGCCAGTATGTTTGATGGAATTAAAACTAAGATAAGCTCAATCAACACACCGCAGACAACTTATAATCCTAGTTCAATGATAAACAGTTCTTTAAAGCTACCAACTGAAGAACCAAAAATATCTGCTCCAGCAATTACTAATCAACAATCACAATCTTCTAATATAATCACAGATTCTACAACTCTAAAAGATGTCAATGAACAACTTGTAAGGTTAAATACTGGTATAATGCAATTAGTTGCTAACAGTTCAAAAACTGTTGATTTGAACGCAATGCAAATCAAAGCTACTAAAAGCCTAAGCGGCAACAAATTTGCCTAAGGACAACCATAAATGAGTTGGAAAAAGTATTTTACACCTGTAGCGTCAAACACATCAGGCTCACTAAGCCCTTTTAATGGCAGTACTAGCCTTGGCCCAAGCCAAACTAACTATAGTAATTATTTGCCGGACGTTTACACAGGTAGTCCTAACCGCATTGAACGTTATAGCCAGTATGAAGTAATGGATAGTGATCCAGAAGTTAATGCCGCATTAGATATTCTTGCAGAATTTTGTACACAAAAATTAAAAGATGGCAAAAGTCCATTTACTGTCAGCTGGAGAAACAAAGCTACTAACAGTGAAGTTAAAATTCTTGCAGAATATATGCAACAATGGACTAAACTACAAAAATTTGAAACAAGAATTTTTCGTATTGTACGGAATGTATTCAAATATGGCGATGCTTTTTTTGTCAGAGATCCTGAAAATCAAAAATGGACTTATATAGATCCTAGTCAAATTATCAAAGTTATTGTAAATGAAAGCGAAGGAAAGAAACCCGAGCAGTATGTTGTTAAAGATCTAGCACCTAATTTTGAAAATTTAGTTGTAACACAAATAACTCCTAATATTAATCCACGTAATAATGCCGCTGGCGGTAATAGTTATGGCGGTATGATGGGCAGTCCAGGTAGTAGTAAAGGTACTGTAGGTAATAGTCCTACTAGTGGAAACGGCAGTAGATTTGGTCTCAATCAACATGAAAGTGCTTTAGATGCAAAACATATTGTGCATTTAAGTCTAAGTGAAGGATTAGATAACAATTATCCATTTGGTAATAGCCTATTAGAAAATATTTTTAAAGTTTACAAACAAAAAGAGCTATTAGAAGACGCAATTTTAATTTATCGTATACAACGTGCTCCTGAAAGACGTGTATTTCATATCGACGTAGGTAATATGCCTAGCCATTTAGCTATGGCATTCGTAGAACGTGTTAAGAATGAGATACATCAACGTAGAATTCCTAGTCAATCAGGTGGCGGACAAAATGTTATCGACTCTGCTTATAATCCTTTAAGCATTAATGAAGACTATTTCTTTCCAACAACAGCAGAAGGACGTGGATCTAAAGTAGAAACATTGCCCGGCGGGACTAACTTAGGTGAAATTGATGACTTAAAGTACTTTACTAACAAGTTATTCCGTGGTTTGCGTATTCCAAGTAGCTATTTGCCTACTGGTGCAGACGATAGCCAAGCAAGTTTTAATGATGGACGAGTAGGAACAGCATACATTCAAGAGTTACGCTTTAACAAATACTGTGAAAGACTACAAAGTCTTATTACATCTGTGTTTGATGAAGAGTTTAAGATGTATATGCATGCCAAAGGACTTAATTTAGATGCTAATTTATTTGAATTAAAGTTTAATCCTCCGATGAACTTTGCCAGTTCACGTCAAGCAAGCATTGATGCAGAACGTATTAATACATTTAATACCATTCAAGCAGTACCATTTATGTCAAAACGTTTTGCATTAAAGCGTTTCTTAGGTTTAACAGACGAAGAAGTAGCAGAAAACGAACGTTTATGGGGCGAGGAAGCTGGAAAAGGCGAACCTACAATGACTGATGCCGCTGGAGAAATGCGTAGTGCAGGCTTATCTGCCGCCGGCATTGAAGGAGATTTAGGCGCCGCAGGTGATATGACTCCTCCAGATGATATGCAAGAAGAACCAGGAGCAGAAAGTCAAGCTACAGCCGCTGGACAAACAGCAGGCACACCTGCTCCAACAGCACCACCAGCATAAATACAATATGATTTTAAGAGAATTGTTTTACATTGATCCTGATACAAGACATGTGGCTAATGATTTACGCTACGAGCCTAAACGTGACGATACAGTTATGCACAGAACTGACACACGTAAAACCAGATTAACTTTAAAACAACTTAATGAACTACGTAAAAGTAGTGAAGCACATATACTAGAACAAGAGAACGAACTAGAATTTATACATTCAATGTACGCAACTCCACCGGCTCCACCGGCATAATAAAGAAAAATTGTCAAAACTGACTGTTTTTCGTCTATATCCATACACTTTTTTAACAAAAGTGTAAATATAATACAGCCTTGTATCACAATTACAAATCACAGGAGAAATAAACATGACTGACCGCGCTCAATTTGAAGCCATGCTAGAAGCTTTGATCAATGATGATCAACAGGCAGCAAAAGAAATATTTCATAATATCGTAGTAGGCAAAAGCCGTGAAATCTACGAAAGTCTTTTAGAAGACGACTTTGGTGGTGAAGAGACACCAATGGAGGAAGAGGAAGAGGAAGAGTCTAAGCCTAAAGCCAAAGACCAAGGTAACCCATATGGCTCAGATGATGATGCAGAAGATGATGATGCAGAAGATGATGATGCAGAAGATGATGATGCAGAAGATGATGATGCAGAAGATGATGCAGAAGATGACATGAGCTTCGGCGATGACGACGGTGAAGAAGGTGGCGATATTGAAGATCGCGTAATGGATCTAGAAGATGCATTAGAAGACCTAAAAGCAGAATTTGAACAATTAATGGCCGACGAAGAGCATGAGCCAGAACATCACGATGGTATCGATGATCCATCATTTGGTGGCGATGAAATGGGCGGCGATTTAGAAACAGAATTAATGGAATACGTAATTCCAGTTAAAGACGGACACGGTGCAGAGCGTAAAGGTGTTTCAAGCAAGACTGTTGGATCAGGAAGCTATGAAAATGCTGGAGAAGAATATCCAAAAAGTACAATTCGTGGTGACATGGTAAACAATATGGGCGGTACAGCAAGTAACATTGCTCAGAACTATGTTGAAGTACACGGTGATGCCGGTACTAAAAATGGTGGCGGTACACAAGGTGGATTGCTAAAGCCAAGTACACAAATGATGAACGCTGGTAATGTTAATGTTCCTGGAAATAAGAAAGCTCCAGCTTACAAAAACGATGGCAAAGGTCATGGCGCAGAGAAGAAAGGTGCTAAACCAGGTGAAATGGTAGGTGCGCATACTGGTGAAGTAGGCGGACAACGTGGCGAGCAGAACAAGCAAAGTACGCTTCGCCCAATTAAGAAATAAGAGAACATACTAGACTATGTTATACCTCCGAGAGAATCTCAGTTTCAACGAAGCAAAAATGATCGTTGAGTCTGATGACAAAGAAGGAAAAAATTTATACATGTCCGGGATTTGCATCCAGGGCGGTATAAAAAACGCTAACCAGCGTGTATATCCTGTAAACGAGATTGGCAAGGCTGTCAAGACCTTAAACGATCAGATTCAAAACGGTTATTCAGTTCTCGGAGAAGTAGATCATCCAGATGATCTAAAAATTAACCTGGACCGTGTGTCCCACATGATAGTTAATATGTGGATGGACGGTCCAAATGGTTACGGTAAACTGAAAATTTTACCAACCCCTATGGGACAACTAATCAAGACAATGTTGGAAAGCGGAGTCAAGTTGGGTGTTTCAAGTCGCGGATCCGGAAACGTCAAAGAAGACGGATCCGGTGAAGTATCAGATTTTGAGATTATCACAGTAGATATGGTAGCTCAACCTAGTGCTCCTGGAGCATATCCTACACCAATTTATGAACACCTGATGAATAGTCGTGGTGGGTTTAATGCCTTACGCATAGCGCAAGAGGTGAAAGATGATCCCAAGGCACAGAAATATCTCAAAGAGAGCTTATTGAATATAATAAGCAAACTCCAATAATAAGGAGAATCATATGTTGGATGCACTAAAAGGTTTATTTGAAAACAATATGATTTCTGAGGAGATCAAAGAGTCAATTGAGGCAGCTTTCGAAGCTCGCATTAGCGAGAGTCGCGAAGTACTAACTCAACAATTACGTGAAGAGTTTGCACAAAAATACGAACACGACAAGAACACAATGATAGATGCAGTAGATCGTATGATCTCTGAGCAACTATCTACTGAGATTGTCGAATTTGCAGATGATCGTAAGCAATTAGCTGAAATGAAAGTTAAGCTAGCTAAAGAAAAGAAGAAGGCAGCTGAAGTAATGAAGGAATTCGTTACACGTCAACTAGCTTCTGAAGTTCGTGAATTGCATGAAGATCAAGTTGTAATGGCAAGTAAATTTGGTAAACTAGAACAATTCGTAGTTGAAGCTCTTGCTCAAGAAATCGCAGAGTTTTACAAAGACAAACGTGACCTCGCAGAAACTAAAGTACGTTTAGTTCGTGAAGGTCGTCAACAAATCACTAAGGTAAAACAACAATTTGTAACCCGCGCCGCTCAAATGGTCGAAGGTGTTGTAACTAAGAATTTAACTTCTGAACTTACAGCATTAAGAGAAGACATCGAAGCCGCACGTCGTGCAGATTTTGGCCGCAAGTTATTCGAGGCTTTTGCCGCTGAATATTCTTCAAGCTACCTAAATGAAAAATCGGAAACTGCTAAACTACTCAAGGTCATAGACATGAAGGACTTAGCTATGCAAGAGGCCGCACAAGCCGTTGTTAAAGCTGAGAAGTTAATAGAAAGTAAACAAGCAGAAATCCAGGCTTTGAAAGAAGCTCAAGAACGTAAAGCAATCATGAATGAGTTACTTGCTCCTTTAAACAAGGAACAAAAAGCAATCATGGGAGAGCTAATGGAAGGCGTAAAGACTGCACGTCTAAACGAAAGTTTTGAAAAGTATTTGCCTGCCGTAATAGCAGGCAATGCACCGCAGAAGAAACAGGCACTAGTAGAGGCTAAAGAAGTAACCGGAAATAAGATTTCCAACACCAAACATAGCAGTGAGTCCGATAACAACATCGTTGATATTCGTAAACTTGCTGGACTAAAATTTTAAGGAGAAAATTTAAATGTCAGAACTATTAAACGGACGTTGGGCAGAAACTAAGGAAGCCCTATTAGAAGGCTTACAAGGCACAAAAAAATCAGTAATGGGTGTAACACTAGAGAATACTCGTAAGTATTTGCTAGAAAGCCCAACAGCTGGTGCCACTTCTGCCGGCAACGTTGCAACATTAAACCGCGTAATTCTACCGGTAATTCGTCGTGTTATGCCAACCGTTATTGCTAACGAGTTGTTAGGCGTACAACCAATGACTGGTCCAGTTGGTCAAATTCACACTCTACGTGTGCGTTATGCTGACACATCATCAGGCGCTGGAGTCGTAGCAGGTGAAGAGGCATTAAGCCCATTCAAGATTGCGGCTTCTTATTCTGGTAACCAAACTGACGCAACTTCAAAAGCTAGCTCAACAGCTACTTTAGAAGGTCAAGCTGGTAACCGTTTAAGCATCCAGATCTTGAAACAAACAGTTGAAGCTAAGACACGTAAGTTATCAGCTCGCTGGACATTTGAGGCTGCTCAAGACGCTCAAGCTCAACAAGGTATTGACGTTGAAGCAGAAATTATGGCTGCTCTTGCACAAGAAATTACAGCTGAAATCGACCAAGAGATCATTGCATCATTGATCACATTGGCTGGTACTGCTAGCTACACATACGACCAAGCGTCTGTAAGTGGTACAGCTACATTCGTTGGTGACGAGCATGCTGCCTTAGCAGTTATGATCAACCGCGTAAGTAACTTGATCGCTCAACGTACACGTCGTGGTGCTGGTAACTACGCTGTTGTATCACCATTTGCATTGACAATTCTACAATCTGCTACTACTTCAGCTTTTGCTCGTACAACAGAAGGTACATTTGAAGCACCTACAAACACTAAGTTTGTTGGTACATTAAACAATGCTATGAAAGTATATGTAAACAGCTATGCTGTTGACACAACTGATATTCTTATCGGTTACAAAGGTGCTTCAGAGTCTGATGCTCCTGCTTTCTATTGCCCATACATTCCATTGATGAGCAGTGGTGTTGTTTTAGATCCATCAACATTCGAACCAGTCGTTTCATTCATGACACGTTATGGTTATGTTGAGTTGTCAAACACAGCAAGTTCTTTAGGTAATGCCGCTGACTATCTAGGTCGTGTTGCTATTACTTCAGCTAACGTTAAGTTCCAGTAATTTAATCTTAGTCTTAAAGACAATGAAAAGGACTCTTTGGAGTCCTTTTTGTTTGGGTAAATATAATATGACCACCACAAAGTATTTTCGTCCAACTAGTTTTTCTAATGTATCTATTTTGAATACAACTACTAATCAATACAGTATTGATTGGAATTACAATGGAGCGATATCAGAAAATAATTATGCAGTGACGCATCAGCCATTGTATACTATCAGTGGTATATGGATGGAAAGATTTTTATCAAATACCAGCCAGTTGTGGTGTACAAATCTAAAAATCCCCAATAACAATCAAACAATACATGGTATAGAATTTAATCTTGTAATGGAACGCTATGCTCGTATAGAAGATTTATTAATACAGTTAACCTTAGGTGGTGAATTAATTGGTAATAATTATGCCAGTACTATAAATCCTGTGCCCGCAGACATTTACACAGGTGATGATTACGGAGTAATATTAACTCCTCCGGGTAATAATTTTACCTATGGAGGATCTAATGATTTATGGGGAACTACAAGTTTAACAAGTGCAAATTTAGCAGATCCTACATTTGGTGTAGTTGTTAGTTTTAAGAGCAATCCAGCGTTTCCGCATAGGGATTTAGCTTATTTGTATCAATTAGGCGTAAGAATCACCTACGCATAAATACATAGTATAAACTTACATGGGGTAAGTTTTATGCGGAAATCCAACCGCGTACGGCCTAGAACGCCGTTATTCTTGAAGGAGAAATTAAAATGGGACGTCCTTTATCATCAAAGTACTTTGGTCATAGAAACATAGGTACAGACGGCAATTTTGGTGCCGCAAACACAGCAGGCGATGCAGGCCTTGGCGGTCAATCAGTAAACGGTATTTCAGTAGGAACAGCAGGTTCTTATAATGCTACAAACGCTGACGCATTAACATTAACATTTCCAGCACCATCATTAAGTGGCGAAGGTGCAGTTAGTGCAACAGGTACACCAAATTTTAAAACATTAACTGCTACAATTAGCGGTACACAAACTCGTGCTTACCCAGTTGCCGCTGGTGCTTTAAGCATTGGTTCTAGTTCAGCTACTTCGACTTATACAGCTACAGTTACCAGTGCCGCATTAGCTTCAGTTGCTTATGCAAGTGCTACTACAATTAGTTTCAACACAACTGGTACAGCAATGATTTCTGGTACCAGCGTTGTAATCAGCGGTGCAAGTATTACAGGTACTATGACTATTGGTGGTGTAACAATTGCCGCAGGTCAAACATACTATGTTGGTACACCAACAACAGCAACAGCCGCAACATTGTATGCAACTTACTCTAATGCTGTTAATGCAACAAGCCCATTGACAATTAGCAACGGTACAACAACTGGTGCTACATTTACATTTGGTACTACATACGGTACAGTTACAGCAGTAACAGTAGTATCAGGTGGTTCAATTGCCAAAGGTGCAGTAACAGCATACGCTGTAGCAACTACACCATCGACTTCTGACAGTTCAGGTTCTGGTCTACAAATTACTCCAGCAACATTTGGTCTAGTAAGTTCGACTATTACACAAGCTGGTGATGGTTATGTAAACACTTCATTAACAAGTTATACAATTACAGCAACAACAGTTACATCAAACTTAGTTACATTAAGTTCAGTTGATGAAATTGTTCCTGGTATGCAATTTACAGCCGCAAGTACAGTTGGTGGTATTACAGGTTCAACAGTTTATTATGTTGCTACAGTAAGCGTTGCTAACAGTCAAATTACACTTGCTGACACATACGCTCACGCTATTGC